CGTTACTGCACTGGCATTAATTAGCTATGCTTACTATAATGCTCTGAAAAATAAACAGACAATACAAAAAAAATCAGAGGCAAAAGTAACATTTGGAATTACCCAATATGAGGATATTTATACGGATACAATAGATTTACGGTTATACACTAGTCACGGAAGATTAAAATATAATAGCAATGAGCAATAAGAAAACGGCCGTAGATTATCTTTTAAGAGAAATTAGCGAAATACTTGGAGAAGTATCAACACACGGATTACAAAATTTACTTTTAGTGGACGCTTATAAGAAAGCTAAAGCAATGGAGAAAGAGCAGATAATTGATGCTTTTAATGAATCAAGATTAACAAATCCAATGCTTGGTTTTAAACACGTTACTTGTGAAGAATATTACAACGAAACTTATGAGCAATAAGAAAACAAAGTTAAGCCTGGAAATAGATGGCAAGATTATTTCGGTTGAGTTCGACCATATCGATGTTGACTTGGATGATTACTTTCAGGCACTTACAACTTTAGTAATTAGAGCAACGTTTACTGAAACTCAGTTTGAGCATTGGATAATTGATGAAGCCAAAGTGATTGGAGAATTTTTGCATAACCAAAAATAGAATTTACAAAAAGCATACAAATTGTAAAACATATTTAATGTTATGAGAAACGAACACGAACACAAACTCCAGGTAGCAATTTGCAAATGGTTAGAATGGACACAAGACTTTTACTATTATGCAATTCCAAACGGAGGGGCAAGGCATAGGTTAGTTGCTATCAAATTAAAGATGGAAGGCGCAAAGGCTGGAGTGGCTGATATGTTTTGGATGGTTTCAAATAAGAAGTGGAAAGGTTTATTTGTTGAGGTTAAGATTGAGAAAGGAACTCAGCAACCAAATCAAAAAGCATTTGAGCAGATAGCCATTAATCATGGTTATTTTTATGCAATTGTTAGGTCAATTGAGGACTGCGAGAGTTTAATTCGAAGATTTAGATTGGATGAGATTTGAGCGAGAATTATAAAAAGGCTATTCAATGGATTACAACGAGAATACAACGACCTACCATTCAAGTAGTTATCGACTGCGCAACGTACTTAGATTTAAATTTTAGCCTTGAAATAAACCTAAATCGAATCAAAAATAATAATGGGAGTTCAAGACCAGCATACCATCAGACAAAAAAAATAAAGGATTATTTGGAAAAGCACGGATTATAATGTAAACTTTGCATATGGAAAAGATTAATTATCAAGGAGTTATCAAAGAAGAGGTCAATCATCCTGAACATTATCAAGGGAATGGCATCGAGGTAATAGATATAATTGATGCATTCGACTTAAACTTTAATCTTGGAAACTCAATCAAGTACATACTGCGAGCCGATAAGAAAGGATTTAAAAAGAAAGATTTAAGTAAAGCAGTTTGGTATTTAAATCGGGAACTCGAAAAGTGGAAAGGTTAATTTGGGAAGCCATTGCGGTTGGAATAATCGAAGTGGATTTTATCGTTTATTTTATTTTTGAAATAATCAGAAAATCAAAGGAATGACCAGGTCGCAAATCATTGAGGAACTTTATAATTCAAAGGAGATTAAGCAAGCCTTGATGAAAATGCAACCAGCAAATCTGCGAGAAGAATTAAAGCAAGAAATGTTTTTAAATCTTTGCTCAATATCCGAAGACAAATTTTGGTCGATTTACAATAATAACGGAACGAGTGGATTAAAGTATTGGTTGGTCCGATGTATGTTAAATATGATTTATAGCACTGGAATGAATCAACCATTTTTTAGGCATTTCAGAGCCAAGTTTGAAAGCATTGATGAGATTCACGAATTAGTGCAGATTGAGGATGAATCAAAGGATTACAAAGAAAAGCTATTTAATCGAGTGGAGGTAGCACGAAAAGAACTATCTTGGTATGAGGATATGTTACTTGACACATACGTTGAATTGAATTTTAATCAAACTGAGATTTCGAGAAAGACTGGTATTCCGTATATGTCGATAGTCAAAACGATTTCAAATATTAAAAAGAAAATAAGGGATGAAGCCTGATGAGAAAGCAAAAAGTATGTTAATCAATTGCTTGTATTTTTGTGGCAATAAAGCACTTGCTTTTGAATTAGCTTTGTACATTTGTTCACTATTACTTGAGCAGAAACTAAAAGCAGATGACAAGGCTTACTGGAGTTTAGTAAAGGATGAAATTTACCAATCAAATAGATGATAACTATAATCGCAGCCGTTTCCTTTGCAGTCTTTTTTACAATGACTAATTTATATCAGTCATTTGGACTAAACTTTAAACCGTTTAGTTGCACTCCTTGTCTAAGTACCTGGAGCGCCATTGTTTTAATTGTTGTTCCTTTGCAGTTCCAAGAATGGATAGCAATCGTATTTAGTTCAGGGATATTAGGAGCAGTCATTTATCGATTAATAAACAAACTATGACCGAAGAAGAAATTGCTTTTATAGAAGCCAATATCATAAACTTTGAGGCAGTCGCTTTAGGGTTTACTAAAAACATTGACCGAGAAGTACTTGAAGAATATGCGAATCTATATCGCAAATATGTCAACAAGGATTTTAACTTCAATTCGTGGTGTGGCTCTTGCGTATTTGATATGCTAAAAAGATTATCAGCACATTACGAAGGAATAAAGTACATTGCAAAACTCAACCAACCAAAACCAAACGATGTCCAAACTAAGAATCTGCGCAGTCGGAAGTAGACATTCAGGAGTCACTTACCATCGATTAGCATTACCATTATCCGTAATGAAAAAGGAGTATTGTATTATCACGGATACAATGACCGAAGAGATGCTTATTGAGAAGTCAATAAACGTGGTTGTCGTCAATCGTTTTTGCGAATTGATACCATTGCCTGATTTGTTAAAATGGAAGGCTAAGATTGGCTTTAAATTGGTTGTCGATATTGATGACTATTGGGAGTTGTTCAGCCAGCATTTATCTGCGCCTACCTATCGGTCTTTAGGAGTTACTCAGGTAATTAAGAATTATATTAAAGTGGCGGATGTTGTAACGACAACTCATAACCGATTAAGAATAGAAATAGTAAAGATAAATCCTAATTGCTTTGTTTTACCTAATGCTTTGCCGTTTGATAAGGACCAATTTACTGCGACAAGAAATGTTAACGAATTAGTTACTATTGCTCACACGGGTAGCATTACTCACTTCCCTGATATGAGGCAGTTGAAGAATCCGATTAGAGAATTAGCCAAGTCTAAATCTTTTAGAGAATCAACACGGATGCTTCTTTGCGGATGGAATAAAGCAAACGAATTTCATTGGAAGCAGATGGGCGATTGGTTTACTGCTGGCGAGAAACTGAACTATAAGATTCTTGAATCAATGCCCGTAGATTTGTACATGAATTTTTATCAAGAGGCTGACATATTAATTGCGCCTTTATTAGATAATAAATTCAATCGGTTAAAATCAAATCTAAAGGCATTAGAAGCTGGAGCTAAACGGATTCCCTTTATGGCTATGAAACGAGCGCCATACGATGACATTCCAACGGTATGTTGGGTTGATAATTGGGAACGAGATATTAAACGAATGGCATTTAGTTCACAAATGAGAACGGATTTTGGCGAGTCCAATGCTGAATATGTTCGTGAGCATTATGACTTATTTAAAATTAATGAGTCCCGTTTTGCTATATATTCTAAACTAATAGAATAAAATGCCAGTAATTAAATGTTCAAACGAAAAATGGCGCATCGGGAACGGTGCTTGTATTTATGAAACGGAAGAAAAAGCAAATGAAGTATGGAAGGCTATATTGGCAAGCGGAGAATACCGTGCAGATATTAACAAGGTTTCTTTTGATTTCGATGACACATTGTCTACGGCAAGAGGTCAAGAGATTGCGAAAAGGAATATCTTGCAAGGTAAACAAGTTTATATTATAACTCGAAGAAACGAATATAATTCATCTGAGGTTTATCGTATGGCTGAACGATTAAGGATACCGAAGTCACAAGTATTCTTTACTAATGGTCAATACAAATGGATGCTAATTAAGCGATTAGGAATTGGCACTCATTACGATAATAACCAAACGGAGATTGATTTAATTAAGATTAATACGGATACCAAAGCAATTAAATTTTGACCGCAACTGACAAGGAATTTTTTGATTATGAATTAAGCATCGGAGTTACTCCCGAGAATCCTGACTATTTTAATTTAATGAACGGAGTTGCTAATATTATAAAGAATTATTCAAGAAATATAATTGAGATAGGCGCTGGGATGGGAACATTAGGCGAATGCTTGATTCATAAAGGTTGCGATTATTATGGCATTGAGCCGAATAAGTATCATAGGGATTTTGCTTATTCAAGAGGCATCGTTTTAAATGACTTAGGCAATTATCCTAACCATTGCCAAATGATTGTCAGCATTGAAGTCTTCGAGCATTTAACCAATGAGCAAATAAGAGATTATTTAAGCAATATTGAATGCCAATACTTTTATTTTTCATCGACTCCTTATAGGACAACGGATGAATTTGATAAATGGTGGGGGCATATTAACATTAAATCCGAACAAGAATGGATTAAGTTATTCTCAGAATTTGGATTTGAATTAGATAAGAAATTAATAATACCGACCGAGTGGTCATTACTATTTAGAAAATGAATATAACAACAACCAAATTGACCGACATTAAGTCGAACCCAAACAATCCAAGAATTATCAAGGATGACAAATTTAAAAAGTTAGTAGCATCGATTAAGGAGTTTCCTCAGATGCTAACTTTGAGACCTATTGTCGTTAATGATGATATGATTGTACTTGGTGGAAATATGAGGCTAAAGGCTTGCAAGAAAGCTGGACTTAAAGAAGTGCCAGTAATAAAGGCAAGTGATTTAAATGAGGACCAACAGAAAGCATTTATAATTAAGGACAATGTTGGATATGGAGAATGGGATTGGGATATGCTTGCTAACGAATGGGATGCTGAGGACTTGGTTGAATGGGGTTTAGATGTACCCGTATTTGATGTTGATGATTTAGGAAGTACTGATGAAAAAGATTTATCAGATAAAATTCAATCTCAATTTAGAATTGAAGTAATTTGCATTGATGAAGAATCACAAGAAAATACTTATAACAAATTAATAGAACAAGGATACGAATGCAGACTTTTGACATTGTAAAACAGGTTAATCCTAAGAAAACATTTAGAGTTGCTTCGATAATTGGAAAATTTGATTTGCAATCAGAAAATGTGATTGAAAATTTTAAAGGAGAATTAAATATAGATTTTGATTGGAAAATTGGATTGATAGTTGGTAAATCGGGTACCGGTAAAACAACGATAGCAAAACAATTATTTCCGGATGCTTATCTTACTAATTTTGAATATAATGCAGAAACAATATTAGATGATATGCCTAAAGAATGCTCTTTAGAACAAATAACATCTACATTTAATGCGGTTGGATTTTCTTCTCCTCCATCTTGGTTAAAACCTTATTCGGTTTTATCTAATGGACAAAAAATGAGAGTTGATTTAGCAAGAGCAATATTAGAAGAGAATAAACTATTTGTGTTTGATGAATTTACTTCAGTTGTAGATAGACAAGTCGCACAAATAGGTAGTTTTGCAATGCAAAAAGCAATTAGAAAAAGTGATAAACAATTTATTGCAGTAACTTGCCATTTTGATGTTCAGGATTGGCTAATTCCTGATTGGATTTTTAATACCGATACGATGACCTTTCAATCACTTGAAGGGCAAAAAAAAAATAGACCAGAAATTAAATTTGAAATATTCAAATATGGAGATAAGACAATCTGGAAAATGTTTGCTAAACACCATTATTTAAGTCATACTCATAATAATACTGCAAATGTATTTATTGCTTTAATTAATAATGAAATTGCAGGGTTTTTGTCAGTTTTACATTTTCCTCATCCAATAGCAAAAAATATTAAAAAGGTACATCGTTTAGTCATTTTACCTGATTATCAAGGAGCTGGATTTGGAATTAAATTTTTAAATGAAATAGGTAAATTATATAAATTAGAAAAACAAAGATTTACAATTGTAACATCTGCTCCAAGTTTAGTGTTTGCATTAAAGAAAAATATAAATTGGAGATGTAAACAATTTGGTAGAAATACTCCACATACTGGAGCATTAGAAAAAAGAATAGCTGATTTGTCAAAACAAAGATTAATAGCATCATTTGAATTAAAATAATATGGCAAACCCACAAAATTTAGTAAACTTTAAGAAAGGTCAATCAGGAAATCCAAATGGTCGACCAAAAAAATACGTTACTCTTTTAAAAGAGGCTGGATACAATAATACTGAGATAGGAATAACAATAAAAAAAATGCTTGCTATGAACATCGAGCAACTAAAAGAAATATTTGATAATCCTGAAAGTTCAATATTAGAAAAGACAATTGCTGGAGCAATGAATAAGTCTTTAAAGAATGGCTCTTTGTATTCAATAGAAACTTTATTAAGTAGAGTATTTGGAAAGCCAAAAGAATCGGCTGATATAAAACAAGATACTGAAATAACTATAAAATTTGCCAATGGAGATTATCCTACCGACTCCACACGAGGCGCAGAAGAAAGTATTACAGAGCAAGGCGAGGTTTAGAGTGCTTATGTGCGGGCGAAGATTTGGCAAGTCATTGATTAGCCAGGTCATCACTTGCGTGGAGGCATTACAAGGCAAGTCAGTTGCATACATAACTCCGACTTACAAATTAGCCAAAGTCTTTTTTGATGATATTGCTTTAATACTTCCGCCTGAAGTAGCAACTTCTAACATATCAGATTTGACTTTTAAATTGGCTACGGGTGGAGTCATTCGATTCTTTACTGGAGAGCGATTAGATAATCTTCGTGGTTTAAGATTCCATTACGTTATTATTGACGAAGCATCTTACATTCCAAATTTAGAGAATGGATGGAATAATGCTATAAGACCTACCTTAACCGATTATAAAGGCAAGGCGCTATTCCTATCAACTCCAAGAGGTAAGAATTATTT